GAGTGGCTATTCTTTAGGGTTGTTATTTTAATCTCTTTTCTATATTAGAATAGATCTCCATACCTTCATCAGTTTTAAACCAAGCGGCTAGTGCTGAATAAGGATGTTCATCAAACGGAACGTTCATCAGTTTTCTATCATTAGAACCCCAACTAAACGTTCTTTGATCTGGGGATAATTTTAATATTCCCAATTCTGTTGCCTTAATACCGAAATTCCTAAGTTGAATATTCTCATCGCTTACAAGCTCTAAGAACAATTTAGGGTTTCTTTTAGCATATAGTAACAAATCACGTTTAAGTTCTTTAGAACTCATCTCTGATACTTTAGAACCAATCTCAACTCGCATAACGGCTTCAGCCATATCAATATCCATGTTTCTTGCAGCTAACAACGCGTCTGTTTCCAATTCTAGTATTTCCATCTCACTTTTAGCTTTTACTTCAGGTTTCCATTCATACCAAACGTTATTTTTATGCGGATGGTATATGGAAAGAAGCTTTTGTAAAGTCTGCTTTTCTTTAGGTACAGGTAATACTCCCGATCTAAAAACAATATGAGATAATCTTTGGTCACCTTTCATCTCATCAACAAAACAAGATTTTTGATTTTCACAATACTTTAACTCTCTTTCGTAACCAGCTTCTTCATCAAAATAATAAATGTTAGTAGATTTAACAATCTTAGATAAAGGTTTTTTATTTTTTGCTAAATAATAAACTCTATCTTTTATAACCCAACTATCTTCTGGATGGGATTTTTTCTTTGATTTTGGTGTTTCCACCACTTTTGGTTTTGGTTTTTCCAAAACAATTGTTTCTTCTTGAACTTGAGGTTCTTCCACCTCAACTGTTTTTGTTTTCTTTGCCATAATATAATATATAATAAAATTAATAAAAATAAAAGGACCGAGGCCGAAACCTCGGTTCTTTTAAAAATTGCTTAGTTCAACATCATAAAGTTGTTTGCACCTTGCGTGATTAAACATCTTTCTGATAGATAATGTATTTCCATCGCGTCTAAAGATGATGTAGCTGCTCCTACAGCTCCAGTAACCCATGTTTTAAAATATCGGTTATCTGTTTGTGAAGCTCTATATCTAACGTGTAAGAAAGGACGTTTAAGGTTTCTACCTAATTGTTGATCATACACTGAAGATACACCAGCTGGAACTATAACTCCTCTAACTGCGTTAACAGTATCCATAGCGTTGATACCACCTCTAGTGGCTCTATCATTTAGATATTTCCAATCAGTTTTATAGAAGTCATAAGAACCTCTTCTAAAACCAGAGAAACCTAAATTAAGCGCCATATCCTCTGAGTTACTGAATACTCCATAAGAAGTACCACCAGCACCATAAGAATTCATTGAAGCAAGCATATCATCTATTGCAAGAGCAGTAGCTCTATTTACAAATAACATATTTTCTTCAATAGCACCTTGATTATCAAACTCAGCTAAGATAGCGTCAAATTCAGCTAAATCAGTAGCAGCATTAACACCTGTAATACCTGATGATGAATTACCTCTAGTTTCAATAGCTTCAAATAAACCCATTGTACCAAAAGAATTCGTAGCACCATTCAACATTGAATCAGCTGTAGATTGTGCTGCATCACCTTCAACAGACTCAATCATTGCCATTTCCATGTAATCAGTGAATCTCATTCTGGTTTCACCTTCTGCTTTTAAGTACCATAAGTAACCTGTTCCACCTTCTTCGCTAGTAGTTTCAACCCAACCAATTTGAGCAGTATCAGATCCAGAGACATGATAAAAGTCTTTCATTATAATTGGTTTGTTGCTAAAAGATGTAAAGATTGGTTCGTTAGCACCATCTGCATGGGCTGCTGCTCCATTATAGTTATCACCTTTACCGTATTCAGAACCATAAACTAATACTCTAAGAGCAGAAGCTGTAGTTGCTGTAATACCAGCGTTAGTTAGTGTAGATGTATTGTTAGTTGCATCATAAGGTACAACGTCAATAATACCTGTTGTTGCCGCTACATCTGTAACAAGACACTTAATAGTTGTGTTAGCATCAGCTAAAATAACCATATCATTAGTTCTAACACCGTGATCATTTGTATTATATTGATTTGTTGATGTATTACCATCAATATCAGATACAATAGTAACTTGACCACCATTAGTACTACCACCAACAGCTGTTGCTGTTGCTGATACGTTAGATGCTGTTGCTATATAAGATAGATGTAATCTACCTTGTTCAGACCAAACAACCTGATCGGATGTCATAGCCTCTTCTGCTCCGACTTGCTGTAAAAATCCACCGATAGTTCTATTTCCAAAAACTTCTGCTTCTTTTTCCATCAACTCAGGCAGGTACTGCTGGGCCCAACCTGCTGTCCCACCAGCTCTAAAATCGATGTAGTTCGAAGATAGCGTCGACTGATAAGGCGACGGTACACTATTCAAACTACCTCCTGGTGTAATTGCCATTTTAAATTTGTTTTAAATTATTATTTTCGTTTAATTTTAAATTTAAAGTCATCAGCTGTATCGCCTAAAACTTTAAATTTCATTCCCCCAGTTTCAATCTCACCATGGGATTGACGAGGAGCCATATCTATATTCTTAGCATTTTCAACACTGTTCTTCACAGCATCTGCTCTACCTTGTTCATAGAAATGATTAGCTATAGCATCAGAGTTCATAGCTGTAAACAAACCTTTGTGATAACCATCAGCATCTTTTAATTGGAATTCATCACCGAGAAACTTCTCGAGAAAATTATTCAAATCAGCTTGGGTATCTTTTACCTTGTTTACATCTTTTACATTGTATCTAAATTTCTTATCGCCGACGTTATACTCAAAACCTTTGAATTTGTCATTAAAAACTTTATTAGTTTTATCGATAAAAATCTTTTGATTTTTTTCTCTAACTACTTTATCTGCCTCCGACTCCTTGTTGTATCTATTAAAGAAATCAACTGCTTTTTGTTGTTCAGAAGTTAACTTACTTCCAGCTTTAATTTCCTCATAGTATTTGGATTTGTTCTCTTCCAATTGAGCTTTAGCGCTGGCAACTTGCTCTTTTAACGCTAATTGTTTTCTTTTTATTTCTACCTCATCGTCTACATCTTCATCCCAAGAGAATTGATCTTCTAATGTAAATCTTATTTCATCTTCGGTTAAATGAGGTTTTGTGCGCATATAATGCTCCATTAATAACGACGCGTCATCATACTCGCTATAGTCACGTTTTAAAGCAACATAATCTTCTAAATCACCACCTGTCTCTTCCATAAAATCCATTAGTTTTTGGACATTTTCTGGAATTGGTTTTCCAGTAGCTTCTGCTACAGCAACAGCTTCTTCAACTTGTTCTTCTAATTCTTCAACTGTTTCTTCTACCTTTTCATCTGTAACTTCTTCTACAATAGGTGTTTCAGTATTTTCTTCTGTAGGTTGTTCAATAACCTCTTTTTTATCAGTCGTTTCTTCAACAACCTCTTCTTGAACTTCCTCGATTTTTGCATCATCAGTTGGTTGTACATCTTCTTCCTTTTCTTTTGGTGGTTTACTTAAATCAACTTTGATAGGGCCATCATCTTGATTAAGCTTTTTCATAGTTGATTTTTTCTTTACCTTAATTTTTTCGACTGTATTGTCTACTTTTGGTTGTTCGATAGTCTGTTCTACTACCTCTTCTTTTTTCTTTTTTGCCATAATATAATATAATAATAGTTAATAAAAATTTACTTAGGATCAAACGCACCTAAATCAAACCCGCCGCTAAGTATATCATTACCTGCGGATTCAAAGTTTTTAGGTGGTTTTCCAGTATTTCTTTGATCTATAAGCTCACTTTGTTGAGTGGCTTGTATTTTTGTTCTTTTATCTTTACGATCTTCTTTGAATTTTTCTTTTTCAATATCACTTGTTTTCATTTGTTCTAACGCTGCATTTATTCTAAACTCATGATCCATTAAATCTTTCTTGATTTTAGCCTCATAATCTAACAATGCCATTTCATTCTGGGTTTTCCCTTGCTCTAATTGCATAGTAGTTTGCGCTGCCATTTGGGCTTTTTGCATTTCCATTTCTGCAGCAGCTTGTTGGGCTTTAGTATTAGCTTCAGCTTGCACTCTTATATTTTCTTGTTGCATTTCCTGATCTTTTTCTAATTTCTTCTTTCTACGTATTTTAAGTAATTGATTAGCAAGTTTAATATTTCTAATTTCTCTTAAATCGATTGCATCTTCTAATTCTATATTTTCTTTTGATAATGCTACTTGTATGTTATTTTCCAATAACGCTTTCTCTTCATCATCTGGTTGAAGTTCTATAAATATACCAAAATCATATAAGTGTAAGTCTCCCATTTCAGCTAGCAAACCAACATTATGAGCACCTATAGCATGTACAAACGCATCTGCTGTTGGAGAATATTCTATAATATCGGATATTCTAAGAGATAAACATTCTGCAACTTCGGCTGTTAAAAATAGTCCAGCTTGTAAAATATGTCTAGTTGCTGTATTTGAATTTGCCGCTGCCATTTTTTGTATACCTACTAACGATTTAGGATCTGGCATACTACCGTCTCTAGCTTCGTTAAGTCCAGTGCAATCTCTAATCATTTGCATATAGTAGTTATAATTCCCAATTAAGGTTTGGATCTTATTACTACCCGCACCACTTTGTATTTCTTGTATAGGTATTTTACCTGGATTTCCTTCCCCATCAGCAGTGAACGATCTACCAATAACGCTACCAGTTTGGAAGAACATGTTTAAAGCTTCTTGTGGGTTATAATTTGTTCCATTACCTAAATCAACTTCTGCTAAACCATCTACGTCTAAATATATACCATCT